CGCGAATATGTCTCGTAGTTGCGGACCTACTGTAAATGTTTGTAAATCCAACGGTTCTTGGGTTGTTATGTTCATATTATGCTGTATTTATGCGCTACCAACTTCCACATCTAGCCACGCAGCGAGCATCTGTGTCTTGACTGGTTCACTGCTTACCACACGGAATATTCTATCTCTGCTACTTCCAAGTCGCTGCCAACGTGCTCTGTGATTCCATTGACCAATAGCACCCATACTTGCGAATATTGGATTACTCCAGGATTGGCCACCATCATTACTGATCTCAAGTGTTACTCTTGGATTTGCTGCTGCTATTGTAGATATTCCAGTTTCAATATCTATTACATCTGGTAGTCCAACACCAAACTGAAAGTCTACCTCAAACAACTTGTAGAACATTCTATTACCAACTTCACTTGTATGTGGGCTTTGACGAATACGCAATATCATACCACCATTGTCAGTGTAAGTATCTAAATCATATTCATAGATATTGCCGTTGCGATAATCACCAACAATATGTTGTGTATTCAATACGCAGTGAGTTTCGCCAAAGTGACGACCAGTATTGCCAAGTTCAGTTGATTGGCGTTCAGCCCATTGTTTGCAACTTACATCATAGACCCAAGTAGTATTGCTACCAGGAATATTTAGACAGAAGTAGTAGTGGCCTTCCTGCTGATATGAATAAGCAGTGCTGCCTGCAAGATTAGAATAGTTCTGAATAGCATACTCAACTGCGTGTGTTGATACTCTCTGTGGCATTGCATTTTCAAGCGTGTACACAACTCCACCACCCTGTGCATTACTTCCAAGCCAGAAGAAACTCTCGCCCAATATCTTAGGAGTGAATGGGCTTGCGCATCCTACTTGACTGAAACGACCATCCTGCCTTTGGAATGGAGTTGAACCACTGACACCAGCGTCATACCAGATTTCCAAGGTGTTTGCACCAAGTAGATAGAGCTGCCTGTTGTTGGATATTACTGCTACCAAGATGTCGCTGTTACCAGCCTTTGCTGCTTGGTTTAGAGGAAGGAAGTCCACACTGTAGAGATCGCTGATAAAGAAGTTCGTTGTGCCGTTTTGGTTTAGAATGAAGTAGCCATCCTGAAATGTTACTGTATCAGCAGGATAGAAGTTTGGATCACTTATTGTATTCAGTATTGGTGTTCCAATATCAAAGTAGTAGCCATCTGTGCCATCAACCATAAGGCATTGTACACCATTGTCAGCAATACTGATTGGACCAGTTGAAGTGTTCAAGTTACCAACAATAGCAACAGGGATACCAAGTGAACCACTTATTTGATACACTTCATTACCTGTAACCACAATAGATACTTGTTGGTTTGATAATGTGTATGTTGCTCTAATTGGACCAGCACCAATGGATTGTAAGAACTTCAATCCTGGTGTGCCAATCAATACTGCTGGCTCTTGTCCCTTACCACCACCAAGTTCATCCATCTCAATGTAGTAGTTTACAAGTCGTTGGTTGTCGAAACGCTTTGCTCTTGATTGGTAACTTGGGCCAACGAAGCCTGGCATTCTTTGCTTACGTTCAGACATCTTTCTTCTCCATTGTATCAGTGGCGTTGTTCAACACATATCCTGTATCATACAATAATCTCATTGATAGATTTTCTTCACGCACTTGTCTACCTGTGATGCTCTTTTGCTTTTCCATTACAGACATTGTACGCATAAGTCTTGAAGCGTACCATTCTTTGTAGTTTTCAGGTGTTGGTGCTGCAAGCATATTAGTTAGGGATAGTTGTTGCTAGGTTGTAGTTGTACACGCCAGGTCCTGGTGCTGAGATACCCAAGTCATTGCGCATAATGTAAACTCTGCTATTTAGGCGCTTCAAGTTTGCCTTACTGAACACTGCTGTTCTGATGACATCCTCTGGCACTTCTTTACCAAACTCTGCTGATAACTCAAGTGCTAGGTTGAAGCGCAATGCACGCTCATATCCTTTAGGGAACATTAGAACATCATCAAGTGTTGCATAATCAGCAAGTGGTTGAAACATCCATAATGTCACTACTGGGTTAGTTGTTGGAACTGGCCACATACTGATTGTTCTTGTTGGGTAGTTTCCATTATCATACCATTTTAGAGGATATGGTGCCGTTTGATTCTTTACTGGTACTGCTGCGTATTGAGCATCAGTTAGTCCTTCCATTGGGACATCAAATATGGTTGGGTTATTACCAAGTTCGTTCAATCCTGTTAATGGATTGTATGTTATTGTACCCCAAAGAGTTGTTGTGATTTTCTCAATACTCATTGGGCGTGCAATATCCCATTGAGCACCTGCGCCAATAGTGTATTCCTTTTGTCCTGCTACCAACTGAAAGTAGTATTGACGCAACAAGAACAACGAAAGTCTTTCTGTGCTCCAACTATCAATCATTGCGTTCAGCGCAGTCATACTGATATTCATATCATCAGCAGTTGGGCTTTCGTTAGCCTGCACCACATTGATGAGTCTTAGACTTCCAGTTATCAGTTCTCTTATTGTTGCCATATTATCTCACATATTCGTTGGGATTGTGTCACCCGTAATGTAATTGAACATATTATTCTGATCACTTGCGATAGCAATATCACCCTTGAGTATCTGTGGAGTGCTATTAAGTCTCTTCACTGTTGCCTTAGCCATCTTTGCTATGCTGCGTACATTAGCGGGAACCTCTTTACCAAACTCTGCTGCTAGTTCAACTGCTAATGCGAAACGCAATGCTCGTTCATATCCTTGTGGGAATTGCATATCTGTATCCAAATCAACAGCATTAATAAGTGGTTGCCATAACCACAGTTTCACCAAGTGACATCTATTTGGGATTGGCCATACTGTTACTGTTCGTAGTGGATAGTTTCCATTTTCATAGAACTTGTATGGAAATGCAGCAGTGATATTCTTTGTGCCAATAGCGCCATATTGATCAGCAGTTAGTTTCTGTACTGGTAATTCGACATAGTTTGGTAATACCACTACAGGAGATGCTGTAACTATCACTGTTGAAGTATTTCCAGTAGAATCTACAGGAGGATTAGCACTGAATGTTTCAGTCAGTGTTGGAACAAATGTTCCACCTGTTGTGTAGGTATGTACTCCTGGATTCTCTAGTGTACTTGTATTACCATCACCAAAATCCCATAACCAAGTTAGTGTAGTTCCATAACTTGGAGTTGATGATGTATTGACAAATGTTACTGCAAATGGGGCAGCGCCATTGATAGTAGTATTGATATTACCATTTACTGAATACTGTACATAATTTGGAACTGGCATTATCTATCTCCTGCCCATGCTAATCTTTCAATGGAAATAAATGCATCATAATCATACACACTATTTCCTGTACATACATAGTATTCACCTGATGTTACATCTGGACCTACCACTACATCAACTTGAAAATAATCACCATATCCAAGAAAGTTTGTACCATGAACCCATATTTGATCACCCGTTCTCATTGGTACCCAAAATGTTCTATTGTAGTATGTATTTGTTGATATCAATGTTCCTGATCTTACTGATCCAAGTGGCAGCGGTCCAACTAATCCAGCGGCATCGGTGTCCAATCCACCACCACAATTGAAATCACCGCTAAGGAATGCTGATGTTAAAAACTGATAACTTGATGCTGTATCAGGGACTGTCTGATCATATCCAAGACTTACACTGAATGGACTGTAGAATGGATTACTCTCTGCAATGTAACCAGTGATGCCAACATCACCATCAAATCCATTTCTTGCACTGAAACTACCATATCGTGTGTACAATATTGGTGGTGCAGGTGGAATAGGACAATCCCCTCCACCATCCAAATACATTACATACATGCGCTGTAGTTCCATTGGGCGTGCTGTATCCCAATCACCACCTGCTCCAAGTGTGTATTCCTTCTGCCCTGCAGCAAACTGGAACTCAAATGGGTTCATTGTGAAGATAGATAGTTCTTCCGTACTCCAACTATCCAGCATGCTATTGAGTGCTTCAAAACTGATATCCATATCAGCAGCAGTTGGATTTTCATTGGCTTGCACTACGTTGATTAGACGCAGTGCTCCAGTGATTAGTTCTCTTGGGGTTGTCATTAGTTAACAGCTATCCATGCATTTGTATTTGTTGAATAGAAATACATCTTATCATTAACAGTGTCAATAACCAATGGAACTTTACCAGTAGCACCAACAAATCCTGCAGGTACTCCAGTTGGAACTCCAGCGCAACTATTAATGAATAAGAACCCATTTGTGGCATTAGTTGCTAATGCTGCGCTGAAACTACCTCCAGCAATTACGTTACCATTGATATCAATTCCAAGTGATACGTTTGCTCCTGTACCTGCTGCAAAATAAAGTGGTAATACTGTTCCAGTTCCTCTTACAGTGCATAATACTGCAACTCTTGAGTTATTGATATTGAATATTCCAGCAGCATTATTACCAATGGTGCTATTATTTTCACATACATAACCTGCTGTGGTGTTGGTACCATTTGGCACAACTTCAACACTGGTTGATCCGTTAGTTGTACTTGTTTGTAATTTTACTCTATTATTTTGTGTAGCATTAGACCAATCTGCTTGAAGTAGTCTACTTGCACCACTTATTACAAGATTACCAGCAATTGTAGTATTGCCAACTGTGCCGCCTGCGAATACAGCACCACCATCAATAGTTACTGGTCCAGTCAATGCTACCCCAACTGGGCCGCCATCAATTGTAATACCATTACCTTCTATGATTGTACCAAACTCACCACCATCCAAAACGGCGGGGTTGTTTGATATCATTATGTTTGGGCTTGTTGCCATTATGAATACCTCTAAATTATTATGTATTTATGTACAAAAAGGGCACCACATTGCTGCGTGCCCTTTTTGTCCTTCATTGCCTATTAGGCTGTAATCAATCCAAGTGCCACTAGTGCTGCATGGACTCCTCCCGCAGATACTGCGACTCCAGTTTGTTGGGCAACTCCAGTTGTACCATAGAATCCAAGAACTTCTGAAGTAGCATTAGCTACCTTTGTTCCTGCGGTTCCACCTGTAACTACTGCTTTATTGGTTGTGCCTTCAATATTTGGTGCTGACATGTTATGTTTTCCTTATGTTAAGTTATTGGGGGCATTTCTACCCCCATTGTTGATTACGATGTTGCTACGCGGCAAGCTAGTTGCTCGTACAATGTGTTGAATCCAAACAAGATATCGAAACGTGTAATCCATTGGTCGGTCACAACGTTGTAGTCACGGATGACACGAACGCTGAGACCAGTTTGTGGATCACTTGCACGATATGCCATATCAGTTCCGCCTGGTACATCAAGATCAGCAACACCCATTACGAATGCATCACGGTGGAATGCACCGCTTAGTTGAGTTGTAACGCCAGTAGCACCTGCTACAGTGATTGCGTCACTAGTAGTTGGAGCACGCGACACGTTCTGGAATGCACCACTTGCAACGATGCTTGGGCTTACGCTCAATGTCATCGAACCAGTTGTATCTGTAGTGTTTGTCAATGCAACGAATTGCTGTAGAACACCAAGTGTAGCCTTAGTCTGTGGATTTACAGCAAATACTCCGCCGATTGTGAATACAGTTCCAGCAGTCATTGCCGATACGCCAGAGCCCCAACCGTTAGTAATAAGCGAAGAACCTGTTTGGTTAGTACCGTTCACTAGTGGTGTGCCGCTGTATGTGCCATTTGTTTGACTTGGGGCATTTTGGTCCATGAACCAACGGAAGCCAAGTGCGTCAGCAAGCTGACCTGTCTTGTACTGTTCGCTGATAACTGGCTGTGGGTTGAACAAGTTCACACCAAGCCCTGTTGCTACGGCTTGAGTGTTAGGGTCTGTGACCATTACACGTAGTCCATCGCGTGGGGTTAATGTGTTGTCAAGTTTTACACCAGCAGCAAGATATGTGCTTAGTGAAGAAACAGGAGAACCTGGTGCGCCAACTTGGTTGTAGCATTGCTTGAGATAGTTGAAACCGTATCCGTCAACGCGGTTAGCAATGTTTGCCATTGCAGGCTTGATAACGCGATCTGAATACATGTCCAACGACATTGTTTGCTCTGCGGATGTGAACGATAAGTCAACACCGTATTGCTGGTCCAATGTTAGTGGAACATAAGTTTCTGTTTGTGCTTCAAGCGATACGACAGGACCTGTACGACCAACATAACGTGCTGGCTTTCTAATGTTTACTGTCTGACCGATCTTAGCGCCCTTGATAGCGAATTCGCTATTGTAGCCGTTGTTTACTTGTGTTGCGAACTTCAATGAACCAGTAAGGACGCGTAGCGATTCCTTTGTGATCATCGAAATTGTGAGTAGCTGATTAGCCATGATTGTTTATTCCTATGATAGTTTATTTCTTTTTCGTTCTTACCTTAACCCACTGTTCGTATGGAAGATCTGCGTAGATATCATTTGTCTCTACCTTACCAGTTCCCTTTACTTTCTCAATTGGCTCGGGTGCCTTCGAAATTCTTTTTGTCTCTGGCACTACTTCTTTAGTTTTAGTACCTTGTGACAGCCTTTCTTCCAATTTACCCAACTCTAAGAGTCTGCGGTGCGGCGGAAGTAACGCAATACGATCAACTTCATTGGTATTCTTTGCTAGATAATATGCTATCTGTGGACCATATTCACTTTCCATTGCTACTTGAACAACTTCTTGAATAGGTCTATCACCATACTCATCTACAAACTCATCCATAACATCTTGGAAGTCTGGAGTTACCTTTTTGAACTCGTTTAGCCTCTGTCCATATGTATCAACTACAGATTTTGTCTGTGTTTGTTGATCCCTAGAACTTAACGCTTGACTTACCTTCCAGTCAGTGAGTGCCTCAGTGTAAGTTTCGATATCGTTGTACTCTGCGAAAGTTGGTTTGCCCTGTGGGGCACTCTGTACTGGTCGAACCTCAGCAGTGGTACCACCCATTGCGGCTTTCTTCCAGTATTCAATCTCTTGATCCTTTAAGGATAACTTATGATTGAATCGCTCAATACGCTTCTCGAATCCCTTCTTGGGCTTCTTTACCGTTTCGTCGTCTGTATCTTCAGCCTCTTGAACATCGCTGTCCTCACTACCAGTGTCCTCTGTAGTTGTCTCTTGAGCGGCTTGCTCTTCAACCTTTTCTGTAGTTTCTGATTCTACTTCTACTTGCGTAGTTTCACCCTCTTTTTCAGTGGGCGCAGTTTTGGTCTCTACGACCGGACTATCATTGAATTGTCCAAACATGCCAAATCCTTTCAGATTGTATTTTACCTGGTTATGCGTTACCAGTACCGTTCAACTACTATTTAGCATTTAAATATGCTAATACCTCTTGATAACGTGTATTATTGAAGCCTAGACTGAATAGAATGCGTTCTTCTCCAATATTTGCTACACAGTGATGCTCTGTTGTATTCAGTAGCACATACTTGCCATCGTAAGGTAGTTTCACTAGATTATCATAGATGTCCCTACCTGGGAGGTCTTTATCTGTACGCTTACCAAAGTATGTGGTTGAGCCTGTGTCATTTAGTTCCAAGTTCATACAGCACAGTCTGCGACGATCTGTATGCCAAGCGTAGAAACTGTGTGCTGGTAACTTGATTAGTAGTGCTACTCCATTAAATCTCTGTTGAAGGTCAAGTAGATAATCATCGAGTAGTGATAACATAACAGGCTTAGCCGATACGAAACTTACCTTGTCGTGATCCCAATCACCTTCAATGATATTAAGAAGTTTATCCTTGCATTGACTTTCAATACCTGTGTGATAGAAATAGTTACTAGTGTCCATTGCGTTCCAAACATGAATGACATTTACCGCATAAGCCTTTCTCTGGTCTGCGACAACTATGGGTGTATTGTAGAAGTTCTCCTAGATATTCCATATGTTGCTTCTTTGGCCAATCACCACTTGGATGATATGGTAGAATATCCTTAGCACTGTGTTCTGGCTTGAGTAGCGGTTGTAGGAGACTTTGAAAATCATTCCACCATGTATCTGGTCTCTTGATTACTGTGTGAACTCCATTTACAGTTGTGCGTATGTCACGATCCTCGAATGAGCATCCAACATACATTGTATCGCATTGATGGTAATAGAATGCTGCACTACCAATCATCATTAGAACCTTAATGTCATTGGGTAATGCCTTTCCACTACATATTGAAATATCACTAAAGGAGAGATTGAAGGGGCGAATATCACGTAGCAGTGGTGTCAACGTGATCACTGCTTGATTTTCACTTGCTAATCGACCCTCAGGATTTACCATCCTTATGTAGTGTGCGAATATGTCATCGGACGTTTCGCTAAGATACTGCTTGAGGAGGGACGTTGATTCCACTCCCCCACTCCATAGGATCAATCTTCTCACTCTAGTGTGCGGCCAGTTATTCCACTTGGTGGTGCCATCATATCACTTGGCTGTGCAATATCTACAGCATCCAATGAAAGTTCACCTTGTCCTGGTCTCATAGTAGCAACTCTTTCTACGTGCTCAACTGTACGCTGGAATGTTTTGTCATCAATACTTGCGGCTGCTTGAACGCCCATCATCTTAAGTTTGGCTTCTTCTAGTGCCATCTGACGCTGCTGAATAATAAGTTCTTGTTCTTTTACTAGAAACTCTAGTTCAGTCTTTTGTTCGTCAAGTTCATAGCCCTTCATCTTAACCATTTGATCCATCTCAGCTTTCTTCAACTCTACATCTTGTTTCATCTTGAGTAGAATCATTTCTTCCTTATTGATCTTCAGTTCTTGCTCAACATTCTTAGCGTGCTCATTGAGTGCTTGGAGTGATTGGCTTGCTTGACGCAGTTGTCCTTGTAAGGATTGTACCATTGCTTCTGAATCCATACCATCTTCTTCATTGGTACTTGCCAATACTTCTGGTGGTACTGCTGCTCTTAGACGCTTTGCCATCAACTTAGCACCTTCGAAGTCCATTTGATCAGCAACAATGTCAGCAATAAGTGGAGCACTGTTTGGATATGCTTGAATAAGTGCAATACCGCTCTCTACCATCTCTTGTCTGCGTGTTGCGTATGCTGGTCCTGTCTGTACGACAACTTCATACCTTCCAACTGATAGATCAACAATCTTACCTGTTTTACCAATCATATTGATAGCAGTCATTTCCTGCTCACCATTTGGCTTGACAATGCGTACCATACGAGGAGTATCGTAGAAGGCTGGAATGACATTAACAAGAATACGTCCAATGTGTTTCACTGAACGAACTAGGTTATCATAGTAGTGATAGTTACTGACTCCACTCTGTGCCTTTCTTGCTAGGATGGCCACGCCACTTGTTTCATTACCATTGGCACCTAGACTTGCATCAAAGATTCCAAAGATTGCCTTGATATCCTCTGCTGCTTGCATCTTAGTTTGCTGCACTGCTGCGATTGGTGCTTCTACTGCATTTCGTGTAGGTGCTCCAATTGGTGTGCCATTGATGTCAATTGCATTGTATTCCAAATAGCCGAAGTTCTTAGCATTAGCATTGCCCCAGCTATCCTCGAAAGTGTCGAATTGTCCTGCTGCGCCGATCCACGGTGCTTTGGCATTCAGATCAATTATTTCTGCTTGAAGACTGGTTGTGAAGTTCAATAACTTCTGTGCATCCTTTGCTCTACGAACTGCGCCGCACTTGTACTTCTTACCGTCAACGAAATATTCCTCACCATACACTGGGATAAGCGGAATGTGCTCACCCGGGAATGTACTCTTGTGTAGGATTTCTTCACTTGTGATTACGCAGCACTTGATAACGATACGTGTGCTTGGGCGTGTCTTGACTATCTCAACAATGCCAGCATCGATAAGTTGCTGTGGAGGCTTTTCTTCTGTTGTAACAATCTCGCCTGTGTTGTTATCCAATACTTGATACAGTGTGGTTTTCTCGTAGTCCTTGTAGAAATACTCTGCAATGCGGATGTAGTCATCGTCTAGCCAATCAGGCTCACTAGAGTCATAGAGTGTCCAACCACCAATAGTGTCCATCTCTTTGAGCATTTTGCTTTCTGGATAGCGTGCTTTGAACTGATCCTTGCTTAGAGTATCAACAATGAATCCCCAATCTAAGTCAGCACCATCGGACTTGACAGTGCTTGGGTCAACGAATACGCTCATTGGATCTGCGACACTCTCAATCAATAGTTTCTGTTCGAAACTCTCACCTGACTCATACTCTGAACGGATACGCATCCAGCCTTGTCCACCTGCTGCTGCATACCAAGCTGCTTGGTCGTATGCTGCTTCAGCATTGGAATCCTGTTCTATGTTGCGGATCATACCTGCCATAATGTGTGCAACGTCTTGACTAGCACCACCACTTGTAGGATCAACTTGAATGGCTGGACGGTTCTGTCGTTCCTCGTTGACGATTTGTCTCAGTGAAGGATTGATACGGTCAATAGTGAAACAGGGGCGTGAACTTTCAGTGCGTTGTTGCCTAGCAAGTGGATCCCATTGATCATTGGATACGAACTCCATGTCAGACTTGAATTCCCTGCGAAAGTCTTGTTCAGCATCAATTGCTGATTTGAAGCGTTCTAGGGCTTCTTCTAATATTTCTTTATCTTTTTCATTCATAGGTTGTATCCTTGATTATGCTGTATTTATGCGTAACTTCTATTGGCATTTGGCATCCCCGCACCTGCTGGGCGCACTCTTATGCTGTCTGCTTCACTCTTAGCAAAGTCCTGTCCATTCATAAATGCGTAGCGGAATGCATCCATTAAGTGATCGTTAGCCTTAATAATCTTGCCCTTTTCGTCTCTGCGATACAAGCGAATTTCATTCATGAAGTTGCCAAGTGTTTTGAATATCTTAATGCGTCCTGTGCTTAACCCTTCCCACGCTTTGTAAAGTCCAGTCTCGACACTCTTGTCAGCGTCGTGCAGGTTGAGTCCTAAGTCCTTGTACATGTTCATAAGTTGTCCACCATCCACTTGTGAACGTCCACGTGCTGCTGTATCAATTGTTCCATGTATCCACTTACCAGGTGCATTGATTGCTACAGCATGAATACTTGGTTCTGCCTCACCCTTGTAATACTCATGAAAGCCGTAGTGAACATTAGTGTCAGGATTGATTGCAAACCATATTACTGCTGTTCTGTTCCAGCCAACGTCCATACCGTAATACTTTTTCCAATGTGCAGGGATAGCGAATGGATCAACTTGGTATTCACTCTCGGGAACAGGATACACAGCACCAGCGCCAAGTTGGGGAATACCCTTTGTACGTGCATCACGCTGGAATGGCGGAATGCTTGCCATTAGTATGTCTTTGTCTATTTGGGATAAGTGTGGAGCATCATCCCACGACGCCATTGTTACATACTTGCCAAGTCCAACAGGACCTTCACGGAATTGTGTTCCATCGAGAAAGTTCAAGATTGTTTCGCTAATGCCCTTGAGCGGAGTGAACGTCATCATCATGCAGTTGTCACCTGTTGCAGTTCTTAGGAGACATTCTGTGAATACTGATAATGGGGGTTCCTCATCGAGCCATATGCTGCGAGCAGTACCTTGAAAACTTTCTCTACCGGATTCGTATGACTTAAATTCTACTGTGCTGAAATTACCACTCTTATGCTTAACTCTAAATATGCCCACGCCTGTATCGGCTTTCTTAGCATCCTTAAGTGTGTCAAAGTCTAGACTGTCATAGGGTATCATGCCTGTGCCAAAGTCACCAATGGGACCAAGTAGCATAGGTTGTAACGTTGATAGGATAAGCTTGCTGTCAACACCGCAAACCCACCACTCTGTGTTAGTAGTGAAACGTTTGCCAGTCCACCAATGAGGATAGTTGCCAGTTAAGTGACAAGTAAGTTCATAGGATGCAGCAAGCGTTTTGCCAATTCTGTTTGCCGCCATGAATAAGCGGAACTTGTAATCTCTTCCACTGTTAAAGAACTCTATGTGCTTAGGGTAGTGGTCGCGTGTATTGGCTGTAGATTCGCTAGAATCTGTAAAGTATTGCGACATAGCGTTGCGTTTGCTACGTGTGGTAAGTTCAGTCTGTATTTCAATGAACTCTTCCAACTCTTCTCTAGTGAGATTAGCAATGGCGCTGCTGATTGCACTACGCTTCAAATCCTCGTCTAGTTCTAGAACTCCTGCTGGTGGGGCACTCATTCTTTTGACTTCCTGGCACGCTTGTAAGAACTCATCATATCCTCGAACAACTGTCGTTCTATGTTACAGATAAAGTTGAATTCCTCTCGTGACATCTCATTATCAATGCATAGTTGATTAACGACAACGTCAGTATTAGCAGTTGGATA